GGAGATTTGAGAACTAATTTGTATATTGCCAGAATGCAAATATTGGTCTCTTTGTTCAAGGGAGAGGATTTGAATTTTGTTTTTTCAGGACAAATTCCGACAGCTGAAAAAATCAGTAAATTAATTACAAAACACGAAATAAAAGTCGATAATCTTAATATTCCAGAACTCACACTCGTAAATAAATTCAAATCATTCAAAATTCCATTTCAAGTTGGAACAACCAAAGCAGTTGCTATTATTAACCAAACATTTCGTCTGCAGTTTTTTGATAGTGAAATTTTCACTGAACCTCAATTCAAACTTTATGTATTACTTTCAAATAAATTCTTTCCGATTTTACAAGGAAATGATTTATCCAGAAGTGAGAGATTGATTTATGAGTTCGTTGAATACTTCAAAACTAAATACGAGGATTGTTTTGAACTTCTTAGTAGTAAACTGTTTAATCTCAAAATAACGATTTTAAATGTGTGCAATCTTTTATCATTGAAAAATAGAGGTTTAGTCTCAATATTTCTTGAAGAGATATTAAAATTTCTTCCTAAGGAATATCTTTCCGATGTTGAAAAAAATGCTGAATACAGACTTCTTCTCAAAGCTGCACGCTACGACGAATCAGTATTTTCAAAAACTGCCGCCAGCATTAAACAAGCCCGAGATAATGACCCATTAATGGAAGAATGTTCATCACTTTTAGAAAAACATTCTGACCCTGAAGTCAAAGAACTACTCCAAAAAGTGATTAAACGACAAAAACTTTTTCACGCCTATGAATGGACTGCTAAAAATCCAGGGAATTTTGTGGAATGTCCAATCTGTCTCGAATGCAAAGAAGCACCACTCATTTTAGTAAGTTCACCATGTGGCCATCACATCTGTTTATCTTGTGCTTCTCATTCAACTCCAAATTGTGCATCTTGTCGAGCAGTTTTGACCGGACGCATTCCTTATATTCAACCTGGATCTATTGTGGAAGATGTTTTGAAGAAAATGGAAGAATAAATACGTGATTGCAAATTTAAAAAAATTATAATGTAATATTATATGAATTCAAAAACATACATAATTGACTTAATTTCCAGTCAAATTGACGATGTTTTACACACCTTTCACTATGACCCTGATTTCATTAAAATCCTCAAAGCCCACAACAACGAACTCATCATCAAATTCCCCGTCAAACTTGACAATGGATCAATCGAAATTTTTAAAGGATATCGTGTTCAACATAACAACTGGTTAGGTCCCTATAAAGGTGGCTTAAGGTTTAGTGAAGATGTCTATTTGGATGAATGCAAAGCTTTATCTTTCTGGATGACAATTAAATGTGCAATCCATAATCTCCCATTTGGTGGAGGGAAAGGTGGAATAAAATATGATCCTCGCAAATTTTCCTCTGCCGAAAATAAACGCATTGTTCAAGCATACTGCAATAAGGTTGCATCTTTCATCGGACCATCCATAGACATCCCTGCACCTGATATGGGAAGTAATAGTCAACATATGGATTGGATGACTGCTGAATATCAAAAAATTAGTAACAATAATTTAGTTTATAGTGTTTTCACAGGTAAATCAGTTTCTTTCAGAGGAAGTCAGGGTAGGGATCGTGCAACTGGTTTGGGAGTATTTTTTAATATTGTGTTATGGTTTCAGCATATTTTTAAAGAATCATTAGCAAAGAAATCATATATTCTTCAGGGATTTGGTAATGTTGGTTCTTGGACAGCTCATTATTTAAATGATGCTGGGGCAATTTGTTATGCCGTTGGTGATCACACAGGTTATTATAAATTGTCAAAGAAGTTTTATGAACATCATAAGTTTGAAGAAATTTTAAAATATAATGCACAACATAAACATTTGGATTTCATACATCATAAATTTGAAGGAGTTAGTAAGATTGATATTAATGATTTTTGGAAAATTAAAGTTGATATTGTTATTCCCGCTGCAATGGAATTGCAAATAACTAAAGAAGTCGCCGAAATTCTTGATTGCCGCCTTATTGCCGAAGGTGCAAATGGCCCAACTGTTTTGGAAGCAGATAAGATTTTGTTGGAAAAAAATATCGAAGTAATACCTGATGTGTTATGTAATAGTGGAGGAGTTATTGTGAGCTATTTTGAATGGCTGCAGAATAGATCAAATGATTATTGGTGTTTGGAAGTTATTGAGAAAAAATTAGAATTGATGTTGGAACAGACATTTGCGGAGTTTTTGAAGATAAAATCGCCAAAGGCCACCAATCGGAGTATTGTGTATAAATTAGGTTTGGATAATTTGATGAATGCATATGAAGTAAAGAAATTATAAGAATGCAAAAAAACATTAAACAAAAAACTATTTCATTGGATTTGCTAATTCTTTTTGTTTAACAATGTTTGGATTTATTTTCTCAAGGTCTTGGGAAATATTATAAGGTTTATACAAATCTCCAAAATCAGTCGGGAGTTTGAAAACAAGAAAACTTAAAGCCATTTCCAAAAGCTGAAATAACCAAAAATAATTATTATCAATTTTTTATTGAAAAATTGATTTAATTATATTTTAATATTATTTTATATATTATGCCAAAATATTATGAATTTCGGACACTTTCATCTGATGATTACCGTGGTTGGCAAAACTATTGGTGGATTAGTAAGCCTGAAAGTGAAAAAATAAATTATTTTATCAAAAAAGCTCTTGAAGAAGGATGGAATTTAGTTGGCGGTATAAGAATTGATGAGAAAGGAATATATACACAGTCAGTTGCTAAATAAAATTATTATAAACACACATTGTGTCAACTACTAATTGAACCTCTAGATCTTTTGGATTATAGAAATAGTTTCTCAAATACAATGATAAATTATTTGAACTCATTTTTGTTTATAATAAAAGTATTCTTATTTCTTTCATTTTTTCTATCAAAACTTAAAATGTAATTTATATTCAATTAATCTATCTCCTTCTATATTCCCTAATCTCCATATTTTATTATCAATAGTAGCATAAAAACCTCCTTTGGAAGAATGCAAACAACATTGTGAACGCTTTTTCAAATTTTTAATCATATCATTATATACTTCATCATCAATAAAAATCTCATCCTTTTTCAAAATCTTGTCAAAAATGTTTTTTTTTGTTCAATTTGTCAGTTATTTCACCAACTTTTAATAATGAAAATTCATTATTTTTTTTACAACAAATAAATGCAATATTTCTATATTGCAACGTATCTATATTAGAAAGTTTAAAGACATATAAAAATGACATTTAGTCTATTTATAAAAAATATAATTATTTCTTTCATTTTTTATTTATTATCCAATAATAAACTCTATACAATCTACGTGTAAATAGATGATTGATTTTGGCATTTTATCAACTTTTACTTTTATTCTATCATTTATATCAGAATTGATACAAAATTTTGTTAAATTTTCTGGTAGATTTCTTATTAAATAATCTGTTTTTCCATTGATATCTTCAATTCCCAAATCAATAATTAAAGATTTCAGATTTCTTGGAAGATTATTGATAGGCTGTAAAATAATACTTTTAATTACTAGTGTTTCCAAACCCTCCGGTAAATTGTCAAGTGATTTGTTGAAATTCCCAATTACTTTAAGAAATTTTAATGACTTTGGTAAAAAATCAATAGGCTTATTAAATAAATCTCCAAATTTAACTTCCACCAAATTATCCGGTAAATTATCAACAGATTGATTAAAATGAGATCCAAAAATAATCGTTTCAATATTATTTGGTAAATTATCAACTGGTTTATCAAATTTATTACCAAATTGTATATGTTTTATTGTTTTTAAGATTTCTATGAAATCTTCAAGAGACGAGTTAAAATCATCAGAAAAAGTAATTTTATCTGATTCAATTATGTAAGTATTCATTGTATATATTTTTATTCATTTATAATAAATTTAATCAATTTTTTACAATCTAGAAAATCGAAATCTAATCACTTGTACCCAAGGCACGGTTGCAGCGTCTTTCAAAATACCTTCTCCTTCGATGCAATGTATTTTTCCAACGGGATAAGTACCCCAAAGTACAATATCAATATATTGTCCATTGGCGACACCTAATGTAAAAAAAGTAATAATTCTTCCACCTTTTTGTCTATCACTCTGGATGCTATCACCGCCGGTCATTTCCTTCGGTATTATCTTCTTCATTCTTCTTCCTGCATCAAATGTTCTTCCGGTGCATACTAATCCTCTAAAACGGACCATATCAACTGGTTCAGTAAAAATTTGCTGCGGTATTGGTTCCATTCCTTTTTTTACTCTTCTCTTCGGTAATACTGGAATATCGCTATAATACTCACAATACATCCCTGGCAAAAATTCATCACTTATCCAATATCCATACTGAAAATAATCCCTTACCGGATCTTCTATTAATTTCATCTGCATATCTTTACAAATCAATCTATCTCCACGCAATTTCCAGGGTCTTCGTCCCAAAGTTAATTGTATTCCTGCACACTTCGCCTCTCGAAAATGCACCCAAGATCTATAACTTGAATTGCAATTATTTAATGCTGCTAACCAAAATAATTTCGGATTATGTGCCTTCTGATAGGCCAATGCATAAACTAAATAACTGTAACTCATTGCGTGAGATTTGCAGAAAGAATATTCTTGCAGTTGTTCAAGAAGTGTTGTTATTAATTCTATTTTTTCTTCGTCAAAATCTGGATGCTTATATTTTAAAATTGCATTAAATTCATTCTTCTTATCCCAACGATTCTTCGCAAATGCCTTCCTATAAACATCCGCCTCCCCCTCCGATATATCCAACAAACGTGAAATATATTTTATTGCATCATCATCAAAAATTAAATAATCAACATCATTCTCTCTAGTAAATGTCCGCTGATCTCTTAAGAAACCACTATAGTCTCTAAGAAAATCTGATTTTTGTCCATTCATACTAGCACATGGACGGATTAATGCGAGGACGACTGCGATATCGTAGCGATTTTTTGGTTTAACAAGCATAAATAATTTCCGCATTCCTCGTGATTCCCCAAAAGTAATTCCCAAATTGTCACCATGAGCGAGAAGCTCGAGTGTTGCAGGGTCATTTTCGGGGTAATCTTCAATAAGCATTGGGGAAATTTCTATGAGTTGAGAAATGCCGCGATTGCTGAGGATATCGATTTTGATGAGTCCTTCGTCTTCGGTTTCGTCTTTGTTAAGACGGATTTGTGCGCCGGTTATTTTGTCACTTTTAACGCCACCAATACCTTTAAAAATTTTGAATTCTTGGAGGTAATATTTTTCTAAATTGGTGGCATCATCGAAAATAACGATGCCGCCGCAGTGCAGAGAGTGATGGGAGAATGTCCCTTCTAATTTCGCAGCCACTTCATAAATTGCATTTTGGTCTTCTTCTTTTTCGAAAATTTCCTCTAATTTGAAATCTTTTGGTAAAAATTTTCTATAACCTGCCTGACGCACCGCCTCCTTCAAACTAGTTTTCTTACGAAAAATAACATGATTAGAGATCCGCGCAACTTTTCCTGGCCATCTTTCAAATATTCTTTGATAAATCATTTCCCTCTGATTATGTGGTAAATCAATGTCAATATCTGGGATATCTTTTCTGGTTTCACTCATAAATCTAGCGAGACTAATATTTTCTTTGATGGGATTAATGTTGGAAATGTTGAGCATGTAGGTGGTAAGACTTGAACCGGCACTGCCGCGGATAATATATTGAATATCTCCGACTAATGCGAGAATTTCGATGCATTGTAGGAAAACTTTTGTGAAATTATTTTGTTTTATTAAATGGAATTCCTCCCCTAATCGCTTAAAATATTCTTCCTCTTCTGGAATATGCCGCTGGAAAAAACTAATTAAAAAAAGTATTTCTCGATCTTGGTAGATAGCGTAGAAATTGTTGATAATTTCAGGAGTACATCCACCATGTGTGCGGCATTTTTTATGTAATATCTTTATTAATTTGGGAAGAAATGCAATTTTATTTTTGGCCATTTCTATTCGCTCTTCAATTGGGATTGCATCTAGGAAACTGCTGGGTTCTGGTTTTGGTTCTTTTTTGGTTATTTTAAAAAAATCAACAATTGTTTTTTGGGCCATTGGTTAGTTGGTAAATACAATAAATAAAAATAATTTCAATTTTTTGGATTATGATTGTATGTTTCGTGGTTGTAAAATTAAATAGGCAAAATGAATATTAAAATTTCTTTTCCTTCAAAAATTCAAAGAAATTGGAGAATGTTTTGACATTTCCATTTGCCAAATATTTAATTTCTGTTATTCTTCTTTGATTCGTTTTCTGTAAAATAAGTTCGGACCAAACTGTTGGGAATCCATCGTTTCCTTCCTCAATTTCTTTTTCATTTTTGGGATAACAAGTGTTATTGTTGGTCACCAAGGTGAACTTTTTGGGTAATAATTCAAGAATTTCGGCGTGAGGGTCGTGTCCGCAAATCGCCAAATGAGTCGCTTGCAATATCTCAAACTTCAAATTATCAATATCTTTCTTAGAAACATGATATTGAAATATCTTTCCAGTCCAAGGAAATGGCAAATCATAATAATGAAAAATAGTGCGATTATTCAGACAATCATGGTAAATATCGGGGTAAGAGTTATCGATATTTATTTTGAAAAATCCTTCTGGCAAACCTTTTCTGAATTCACAAAAATAATTTTTCCTGAAAAAATATTTTGTCCCATACTCCAACCAACCAAACTCACTTCTTGGCTGGCTGTCAATATAAATAAATTTTTTGACATCTGGTAACATAGTTACAGGTTCAAAATCTGAACCACAACCAATATAAACTAAAGACATTACATAATTGTTTTCACATCAATAAAATTTTAAATCATTTTTTTTTCTAAAAAATATTGTAAAACTATCTTTCAAAAAAGTATATACTATTATTGAAATATTTTTATAATTGTAATATTTTTGTTAGTTTTACAAATATATATTTTTTTGTAAATATACTATAGAGGCAATGTCTAAAATAGATTCTGAATTAAATTTTTGTGTACCTCGATTTGATCATTTCTTTAGTTCTGATGTAAATATTGTCTGCACTTGTTCAGGCAAATATAAGATATGTTTTTCCAAAACTAGTGCAATCACTGTTTACCAAGTTTGGGGAAAGGATGAAGGGCGGCGAGTTATTTTTGAAATATCACCAGAAGAATGGGTAAAATTATTTCAGAAAAACAATATTTGGCCAACTGCTACAACATGTTTAGATGGAAGAAGGTATGCATTTGTGGTGAAGAAGGTGAGGAATTGTGATGGAGGAATGATATGGACTGTTAGTAAAAGCTTGATCGATAATGAGAGTAAGACTTATAGTGATGTATTGAAAACTGGTTGTTTTGAGGAGGTGCGTTTTGATATAGTAGATTTATCGTATTTAAAATGTAATTGTAATGGGAAGGCTTATTTGGATGAGCAATTTACGTCGAATGTTGCAATTGCATATGATTTAAGTGAGGCAGAGGTGAGTGGACAAAATTTTAGTTTAACTTTTTCGAATATAGGAGTTTTTACATTTATTGCAAATTATTTAAGTAATTCCGCTCCGAAAATTATTTTCAATGATAGTCTGAAATATTTTGTTTATATTTTTAACAGAAATTACCCATTCCAGCCCACTGTTTTGATGGAGATTTATTCGAAGAAATATGCATTTATTTTAAATTCGATTTCATTTGTGGATGACCAGATGGTATGGAAGGTTTCAACTGCTGATTTATATAATATGAGTAGAACTGTTGATACTAAATTGAAGATTGGATCATTTAAGAATGTTAGGTTTAGCACAAATAATGAGGCGGAGAATATTTATCAAGGACCGACTGGACCAACTGGACCGACTGGACAAAGAGGTAAAGTTGGACCTACTGGATCGACTGGTCCAACAGGATTTACGGGCCCTACAGGATTTACTGGACCAACTGGACCTACTGGAGCAACAGGTGTAACAGGTCCTACTGGAGAAACTGGACCAACCGGAGTATCAGGAGCAACTGGAGCAACAGGATCATCTGGACCAACTGGATCAGCAGGAGCAACAGGAGCAACTGGACCAACCGGAGTATCAGGAGCAACTGGAGCAA